TTATTCCTGAACAATGTAAGTTTGATATCCTTTTTTCTTCAATTCAGCAGCAAGATTATCGGCATTACCCTTATCTGAGAATGCACCAACTTGGACTTTATATAATTTTTCACTATTTGATGAGGTTGGTTTTGATTCAGGTTTCTTCTTTAGGCCGAGGAATTCGGCGACCCCTTCGACATGGCCTGCAGCAATTAGAATTAATTTAGATCTGCTTTTTAAAATGGCAGCATCTGTTTTATTATCAATAAACCCATTTTCAGTTAGCATTGCTGCCATTTTTGATTCTCTTAGAACATGGAAATTAGCCCGCTTCTTCCCTCGGTCTTTGGTGAATACCTTTTTACCGATGATCTTTGAATGAACTGCGTTTTGGAAAGCTTGTGTCTTCGCTCCTGCGCCAGGGTAGATATATGATTCAAACCCGATTCCCCCGCCTGCGTTTATATGAATGGAAAGGTAAAGATCCGCACCCCAGACATTCGCTTCATTTGTGCGCTGCTCTAAAGAGAAATTCTTATCTCCCAATCTGGAAAATTTAATTTCCACATTTTCATATTCGCCTAACATATCTTTAATATATTTACCTATTTCCAAAACTACATTACATTCTTTCAGTCCGTTCCCGACTGCCCCCGGGTCCATTCCTTTTAAGTCACCTTCATGTCCAAGATCAATATATACTTTCTTTTTAGCCATTGTTTTCTTCTCCCTTCATAAGAAGAGCCACCCGGAAGGGCAGCTTATTTCTTCTTTTTAAACCAACCGGTGTATGTGTTCTTCCACACTGCATATAGATTTACAGTTAGGGCGATGGCTGCTGAAACCAACACAACAAAAGCGTTTATACTTTCTTCATTAAACCATTCAAATGCGATTCCCACTGTGGACAAGAAAAAAAGAAGGGCCGTAAGGAACCCTCCTAAAAGTGTTGCGATATCTTTATTCATTTTTAGCTTCCTCCTTTGAATACTGTAAACACAATCGCTATACTGCCGCCAATGACTCCTGTGCAGACTGCTGTGATTAAAGCTGCTGTAATCGTCCTCTTAATCCATGTAGTATTTTCATTAATGCTATCCAAAGTTTTATTAATTGCTTTAATTTGTTCATCATGTCGATCAGTTTTTCTTTCCAATTTATCAATCCTGGAATCCATGGACTTGATTTCACCTTTAATTTCTGTAATTTCATTTCCATAAACAATAGGCGCTGTCGTCTCCTGTGTCACTCACAATCCCCCTTTTTGACAAAATAAAAAAGCCCTATTTGGCTTCTGTTTCACAATGTCTGATTTAATTTATCTTCCAATTCTTTTACTTTCGCTTCAAGTTCAATAACTCTATCTTTAAGATTATCTGTTTCTTCAACCGGTTCAGGCTTTCGAATTATCGGGGTAAGCTTCATTATTTCCGCTCTCCTCTATGATTAATTCCTCAATAAAAACAAAATCACCTTTATACGTTCCATCTTTAGCAGTTTCAACTGTCATTAACCTGTGGAATATTTCGCCTTCTCCTTCAAAAACTGCAGGAGTTCTTCCATCATCATAAGTGACAATTAATCTATAATCATAAGAATTGTTTATTTTTACAATATATAAATCATGAATGACGTTTATTTCTTGATCAAAAATCAAATCAAATTCAACTGCTTCGATATCTTTTGAATCTAATTTGCCATGACCAATACTTATTGTTGTCTCTGTTTCGGTTAATTCAAATCCAGTCATGAAACGTCTATTATTGATTGTTTTTATTTCAATCATATAAACACCTCTTATCTGATAGTTTCATATAAGATTAACAATCTTATAGTTATGGTTAAAGAAGAACCTAAAGTGCCCGGTATATATCGCATCCACACTCTAAATCCTGTGGAAGACTGATTATATACAGCTACATTGAAATTAACCGCATTAGAATTATACGGAACTGCTATTACATGGAATATATTTTCTGCTCCGCTAAAATTATAATCATTAAAAGTTTGACTTTGACCAGCATCCATTGTAATTGTGAATTGGTCTATATAACCGATAATTGAAGAATGCTGCACACCATGTATATTTTGGATATTTTGAGATACTAGATTCATTGAAGGCCAAAAATAATTATTATTTCCTGCTCTCATTCGTGTTTGTGGAAGGTATGCTAAATCTGTATAAATGCCTGCATATGTCCCTGAAGAATCAGTGTCTAATTTCATCATCTGCTTTGAAGAACCATCACCAGTTCCGCGATATTGCCACACTTCAAATCCGAAACGTTCGTCAGTTCCACCTGGAGGATTATTATCCCTTCCTGTATCGATTATTACTCCGCTCCATCTTGTTGGAGGAGTTGCAGTATCTGTAAAATTTCTTAAATGAATTTTGGGGATCCTTCCTGCAGCTGTACCTCCAGACCTTGTGCTCCTTAAAATTAATTCTCCATTATCAAGCTCCTCTGTAGAACCATCAATTTCTCCTATACGTGTGTTTCTATCAAAATATGCTACACGTTTTGAAGTTTGACCAGTTGTACCGAATCCAAGTGCTAAGAAGTTTTTATAAGAGTTTAATGCAAACCCTGGATCATTAGATGGAACTGTAACTTCATCACGAATCGAACCAACTAAAGAACCGTCTATTTCGCTATAAACTTGAAATCCAAATTCATTTACAGAAGCGATTTTATTATTTGATCTGTATGCATCCAATGTTCCATCTTTTATTTGAACAATATTCCCGTTTCCGTCATCTGAAACAATTTCAATACCTGTTAATATACCGGTTGTGATATTCGTTGCATTAATATCTATTACATTCACTTTTCCTGCATCTAATGTACCGGTTGTGATTTTATCAGCACTAACACCTTGCGCAATTAATTGATTAGTAATTGTTAATGGTTGAATATCATTATTACCATTGATTTTTACTGTCTGTGTATTAGCTTCTGAACTAAATGCACTTGTATGTCCGTGCGTATTAACACCACGTACTCTGTAATACCACTGCTGGTCAGTTTCAATACTGTGGACGAATCCAGAGGTTTTACCTCTAAATAATAAATTAGATGAGTCTGGTATAAAATTAGGAGTCTGAGAACCATACAATTCATAATCAGATACAAACATGTCATATTGGAAAGACCATCTTATTAATACGGTCTCGAATAATCCAAATGCTTCTAATGTTGGTACATCTGGAAGAATATCCGGTAAATTATCTCCATTGATCTCAGGGTTTTCAGCTTTATCCCAAATACCCTCTTTATCATTTATTTTTGATACGACATCCCCTAATAATCTGTCTGAATCATATAAATCAATGAAATCACCAAATTGTATTTTCCCAACATCATCAGGATTAGCAACATCGTATTCATAAACAATTACCCTTGCTTCCACTTCAATCGGCTTTGAAAAATTACGGTCAATAACAAAATTAGTGTCTCCTAACCTTGATTTCTCGAATTCATAGCCTTCCACACTATCAAGAAGGAAACCATCTAATGAATAATTTACAATCTGTTTTTTAGCTTGCTGCAAAGCTAACCAAGTATTCATCAATAATGTTTCTGGGTCGTCATCTTCCCCGCTTTCATAAATTCCGAATCTATGTCTGAATCCTCCGCCTGATTGTCCGTATCCGTATTTTTCTAATGCTTCAGGATCTCCAACCCATTCTTGCCCAGCTGGTTTATCCACTGGATCTCCATTTGCTTTACTCCAGACAACATCCCTAAAAGTTGTTTTCCTGGTAAATCCTCCGTCTTCTGTTTCAATGCTCTTTCCACGTCCATATAGAGCTGTCTTTGGATAAGATTGAACGGTTCGTTGTAACGACAATATATCTTTATCTATTTCCCACCGTTTCCCTGTATCAGATCCACGCCTGGTTAAAATATCAATATATCTTCCAGTAATTTTATTACCATCAATCTCTATTCTGTCTACAAACTCACCGCCATAAGTGTTTAGAATTTCTTCTAATGCATCTTTGACAGTGATGTAATAAAAATTGACTGTATTTAATCCTAATGAAGCAACTGTTCCGACACTCCATCGTGTATTCTCTAAAGCGCTTGTCAAAGCTTCCTGAGCACTCTTTCCGATAATCCGCTTGTCTTCTATCGCTTCATCATAAAGTTCCATCATAGCAGGTTCACAGACAGCAGTAATCGTTGCTTTCCCATCCGATTCATCGCTAAATGTTTCTCTTATAAAAAAAAGACGAAAATTGGCGTCTTTGTCCATAAAGGCAGCAGAATTTTCGTCCGTTACATATTTGGCATCCACATGATTGGCAGGCACTGTGAACTCTAAAGCAGATCCCTTATTCAATTCTTCTTTAAACATTGCATTCCAGAATGGGCAAGGTGTATTCTCAACTGATCCATTCGTTTCATTCGATAAGATAGCAAGCATATTATCATAATGGTCAAAGATATATAAATCTGCCATTAGTACCACCTCGGTCTATAGCTATAATTAACAGTTGCAACACCATCTGGTAAGACATGAATATAATTCTTTCCAGGCGTTAATTTAAACCAGGTAGAGTCAAAAGTTAAAATGTTCATATTCACTATCCCATTTAACGTTATTTTTCTTTTTGACATATCAATTTCTACTTTATCTCCAGGAGTGAAATCATATATTAATCTCACAAATCCGAATGTACCACCATGCATTATTTGAAATTCTGAAGCATTTGCAGTGAATTCGACATTAAATATTGGTAATGAAGGACCATTTCCGTCTATTTCAATGGAATTTAAATCAATTTCGACTTCTAAATCCACATAATCCGTTTCGATTGTGGAAGGTGAAATTCCGTTTGACGGTTCGGCATATGCAATAAGATAAAAGAATCCATCTGAATTTACATATAAACTTACATTTTGAGAAGTGTGTGTTAGTTTCGATATGGTATCTGTTGTTTGACTGAATACTGTGGTGTTCCAAGCGTTCGCATCACTTCTCCAAGCAGAAATAGTTGACCTGTTTTCCCCCGCCTTCAATTCGACTTCCAACTCTACATAATCGGTGTTGATCGTGCTTGCCGTTGTGCCGTCTGAAGCTTCTGCATGGGCTAGGAAGTGAATGAACCCGTCAGAATCGATATTATTCACGCTGTCAGTCCTTGTTAATTTTGTTACTGTTCCGTTTGTGTGAGAAGTTGTTCCGGCCCATGATGTAATTGCCCAAACTTTAAGAGTTGCTTTATTACCTGCAGGGCCAGAACCGTAACCATGCCAATTTACAGTTAAAGGGTTCAGATTGCTTTTCAACCACTGCGCCTTATCCGCTGTTGTTGCGCCTGGAACCGTTACAACGTATTTACGCTGTACGTATTCGATTAGGTTGAAGGAGAAAACTCTTTGAGCAATTTGCCCTGAAGAAACAGCCGAATCAGGTGTGAACACACCATCTAAAACAGATATGGTTTCATACGCTGAAGTTCCTGATTCTGTAGAAAAGTCTGTATTCGGATTCCCCAAAGTAGTTAAAGCCCCACGCCATCCAGAAAAATGAGGATTCTCAACCGTACTCCCCGAAACCTTCCCCACAAAGTTCGCTATGCCAATCGGATCAGCCTGCTTGTTCGTCCCTTTCCCCCACCAATTAGCCGTTATTTGGCTTATATTCGTTTTCAGCCATTGCACCTGTGCAGCAAGGTTTGCACCTGGTACGGTGAAGCCGAATTTGCGCTTGATTAGGGCGATTAGGTTGAAGGAGAAAACGAGATTTCCTTGCGACCCATAGTTAGTGCGAGTAGCAGGTAGAGTAGAACCGTCTAAGTACATTATCCGCGAGTAATTAGAGTCGGTTATTTCAAAAGAAGCTTCAGAAGGGGTTGGTATACCAACAAAACTAAGTCCAGCAGTCTTGCTTATGTGCGGATTTTCTTTGGTACTCCCCGCAATCTTCCCTTTAAAATCATCAGTTCCTGATTCAGTGTTAGGAGTTAAAACATCCGTTTCATAATCATCATATTTATATGGCTGCCGGATTAAAGGAATCGTACCATTTGTAATAAAGAAGTATTCATCCTCTTGTTTGCTCGTATCTAAATAAGCATAATATGTTTTACCTGGTTCATCAGAAAATGTAACGGGTACTACTTCTCCGCCCATAATAATTGAATTTAATTCATCAAATTTAGTTCTGATTTCTTCTAAATTATCTGTATTAAACACATAATCAATTTCTAATGGCTTATCTATTAAACGTCTTCGGACATAATAATCTCCGTCCCTTCCTGCTACAGAAACAACTGAGTCCTCCACACTAGCAAGTCCTCTACCCCTTACCTTCAATACTTCTATGGGAAGTTTAATTCCGTTATAAGTCATTGTAAAACTCATAGTAACCCCCCATTTAATTGCCTAATAGCCCGATTCCTTCTATCTACTTGAAGTCCTGTAACATCATTTGTGATCGATTCAGCAATTACTCTACCGTTTAAAATGGATTGGACAACAATATTCTCGGGCATCCCTTTCATTACCGCTGTCATAACGGAAGCCATGTTATCTTTATTAAATCCTAATTGTTGTTGTTTATTTAAATCAGCGTTTAATGTCATAGTTGCTGCGTTTGCTAACCTCTTGCTTGCGTTTCCAACTGCATTTTCCATATCACCTATACCATTTGCAAGTCCTTGGCCAACATATTCACCAATTTTAGTTGTTATTCTAGATGGGCTATGTGTATCAAAAGCATTCTGCAATGTTCTAATAACATAACTGGCAATTGATTTTGCCTTGTTATAAATCTTATAAGCTGTATCTGTAATACCATTTACTAATCCCGAGATTAAATCTTTACCAATTCGATATGCTTCTTTAGGAATTTTGGCAATTTTTTTGAAGATAGGCTGTACAATCCTTGATTCAATGGATGTTTGGAGGCTTTGAGCAACGGAAACAATACCCTTAAGTAGCGCTAGTATTAATTCAGCTCCAGCTTCTAATATTTCATACCTATGATCCCAAATCATTCGTCCCATTTTTGCAACTAATTCAACAATCTTGTCTAAAACTAATGGCAAATTCGCCTGTAATCCTTTGATTAAACTTAACAGTAATTCTTTACCGTTTCTCAGCATATTAGGAAGATTATCAACAAATATATCTAATAATTGGATTAGTAGTTTAGAAATCAATGATAAAATATCAGGAATCAATTCAATAAATGCTTTTTGGACAACATTTAATATTTCCAATCCCTTTTGATAGAACTGAGGAAGGTTTTGAACGATGAATTCTATCATTTTCGTCAACATATCCCGGACAAATTGTATGATCTTCTGTGTGCTTTCACCTGATTTACCTTCTAAATCAGTTAAACTTTTAATAACTCCTGCGTTTTTATTTACCCAATCAACTAAAGCAGTTAATAGAGTAGTTAAAAATGTCATTAAGGGGGTTAGTGTAATAGATAGTTCTGCTAATGCATCCTTTAATGCTAAATTCGCCTCATGATTAGCAACTAATTCTGGATTTAACTTTTTATATTCTTCATATGCAGAAGCTAATCCTAATGAAGACAACTGCTCTAAGACATAGTTAGTTTCATCTCCGTTCTTTTTAGCTTTCGCTAATCCAGCATTAAAGGTTTCTAAACTTACTTCTGATCGTTCTAATAGTTCAGCAAACGATCCTGCAGCTTCTCCAGTTGCGAATGTTTCCTGGATACCGTCAGCTATACCTTCCGTGTTAAGAGTGTCAGAGAAACGGATAGCAGCGCCATTAACCAAGTCGATAGCATCAGCTAATTGATTTTCATCAAAACCTGTTTGAATTAAGTTAGATACCGTTTCTACTGCTGCTTCTGTATCTCCAGATACTGCAGCTATTTCTAACATACCTTCTTTAATAGGTTTATAGTTGAAACCGACGTTATTAGCGTTTGCTTTCAATCTTGCTAATGACCTATTGTAATCTTCTGTCCCCTCCACAAGACCAGCAATCCCTGCTACTCCTGCAGCTGATATGCCAGCAGCTGCTTTACTTGCAGTTCCGATTCCTCTTGCTAATCCACCAACTGCTTTTGTTGCTCCACGAGCAGCTGATTCTATTTTCTCCATTCCTCTTGCGATTCGACCAGGTTCATCTCCAGCTCCAAGACTATCTAATTCATTTTGAAAATGTTCGAGCCTTCCTTCCGTTGCGATAATTTCACGCTGAAATGCTCTGAATTGATCTGCACCAATTTCTCCATTTTCAAATTGACGTTGTACTTCTTCCTCGGCTTCTTTAAGTTGTTCTAATTTTTTAGTTGTATTTTCAATCTGTTCGCCTAATAATTGTTGTTTTTGAGCAATTAATTCAGCATTGCCGGGATTGAATTTAAGCAATCTATTAACATCTTGCAACTCTTTGTGTAAATCCCTGCTTCGTGAATTAACATCACTAAGCGCCTGATCTAATCCAGTTGCATCACCGTCAATTTCAATCGTTATACCTCTAATTCTGCTACTAGCCATGGTCTCACCTACCTTTTCAGACTAGAATCTATCGAAATCTGCCTGTGTAGCTTTCCTGCCTTTTCTGCTCTTCTCCTTGGGGTTGTGGAAGCCAACATATTCATCAATGAAATCAAATACCATTTGCACTGACATCTCATCAAGTTCTTGAAGTGATAGTCCAACGTGTTTGGCTATAAAATAAAAAAAGTCAGTGGTCAATTCACGACCAGCTGACTTCGTTTCATCTATTTTTTTTTTGAATTGCCGAGTGTGTGTAACAATAAATCCATCAATTCATTCAGGATATCAAATATAGGGAACTCATCAAAAGAATCAAGCCAAGTAATTGGATCAGAAATGGATTTATCTGCATTTTTAGCAAATACCCAAATAATATTATAAAACATATCAAAGTCAATCTGAGTCAATACATCCAAATCAAGATTATTCTTGTCTTCCACACTTGAGATAGTCGTTATGACTTTATTTAATTTCAAAACATCAGTGAAAAATTCACTTCCGAATTGCATTTTATATCTAATAGGTGTTGCAGCAGTTGATTTGAATACAACATCCTTGCCGTCAATGGTTATGGTTTTAATCATTAGCCTTCTACTCCAGCTGTCTCAGTTAATGTAGGTTCATATACTGCATCATACCAAGCATCATAAATAGCTGCAGGAGTATCAGGAGTAGTTTTTGTTTTAACTGCATAATCAGTTGATCTTGCAGAAGATACAAAAGTTAATTCATTTGGTGTTGGTTCAACTGTGTCTGTTGTTGTGGAAGAAGTCACAGTAGGTCTGTTTGCTGTACAATTATATAGTACATAGCGTGTAGCTTTCACATCACCACCGAATTCAAATAAGAAAGCGAATGGAGCTCCTTTTGCAGTTGCTACTTCGGTAGAAACCATATCAGTAGCATCTTTAATTTCTCCTAGAACATCAATTGCAAACGATTCAGGGATATTTGCAATGGATAATGTAGCATCATAACCCTGATTGTTTTGTCCGGAGAAATAAAGATTGTCATCAGCATAAAATTCGATCAAGTCACCACGAATTTCTAAGCTTAACTCTACTAAACCTGGCATTGGAATTGGAGTCCCATATATAATATTTCCTTCTGTGTCAGTTGTAAATGTTGCATAGTGAGCGTTTTTAATACCAAAGATAACTTTGTTTTCAGCCATTATATGTTCACCCCGATTTTTTTGTTGTTATATTCTTCTGTTACGATAATGTCAAAATCATAGATTTGTAAGAATAATTTTTCAGCTTGAATCCATGATTCATCTTTTTGATATGCAATTCCATTAGCAGTCAATAAATCTTCAACTTTCTTTTCTGCTAATTCATCTTTGATACTGGTGTACAACTCAACATTAATGCTGTCTATTCGTTTATAAACTTTTTCATCAGCAAAAAAATTATTGCTACCTGTGACAAGATACGCAATAAATGGAGGTTGTGGAGGGACGTCATCTGTTTCATTAAAATGTGAATATGCTACTGGAAAACCTGTCTGATCTAAAATCGCTTTTAATTCTTCTAAAGTCATCCTCTTATAGCCCTTTCTACTTCCGATATAAACTCGCTAATTACTTCTTGTTCTACTGGAGCAATATGAGGAATAGGTTCAGTCCTTCCGCCATTCACAGTTAGATGTCCTTTTTCAAGCAAATGAGTAAGTCTGTAATGCTTCTTATTGTGGATGACATACTTATAACCAGTTCTACTTCTTACTTTCTTTACTCCCCAACTATTAGCGTACCTTCCAGTTCTTCTAGGACTTGTTTGTTTAAGCTTAGATGCGCCCCTTTTAGATACATCATCTTTAGCTGCATCTAATTTCTGATTAATTTCAGCAGAATATTGACTAAGAATTAGCTGCATTTGTCTAGCAATATCATTATTAGCCATTGCCAATCATCCTCTGACAAGTTAATTCGATTTCTTCCGAATTCACTTTATATGTTTTGATCACATCATATCTTTTTCCCTCAAACTCTACTTTTTGTTGTTCATCATATTCGAATTTATGAATCAAAAAGATCCTTGTGGGTTTCATTCCATTATTGGCAGCATTATAAAATTCAGCCCTTGATACAGATTTAGAATCACATAAAATAGTGGTCTTTTTCTCTGAAGGAATTTGATTACCGATATTATCAGAACCATATACCTGTTCAATTAAAGTTAATTCATCGTCATACGTTGCCATCTTCAGCACCGCCATTATGAATAATCAAATTATGCAATCTAAATTGCAAATGCCTTGGTAAGGCTCCCTCACTATCTCTGCTCATATATCTCCAGGTTGAATAATCCACACAAAACATTAAATGATTGGCATTATCTTGATTTAAAACAATGCCTTTTTCATCAGTCAATTCGGTTATTATCCCATTAATAATGGCAGTCAGATATTGATCCCTGACTGCCGAAGTGATCCCTAATCGGGCTTTAACCAATGATAAGATTAAATCTGTATCCATTTTTAACACCCTTTATGTTGCTATGATTCCAGCCGTTCTAAGATTAGCAAGAAGTGTATTAAAGTCAGCGACCAATCCAGCTACATCTGTCGCTGTGCTGTCAACCTGTGCAACTGCTTGTGTAGCAGTTAATTTACCAGCTAAATCAGAAGTAAGATTAACGATTTTAGACTGTACAATGCCACTAGGGATGCGACCTACATCAAAAGAACCTGTAGAAATATTACTGGCATCTTGTCCTGTTAGCGCATCGGCAGCAAGTTTAGCCTTTGTAATAGAACCATCAGCAACCGTTGCATTAGCTGCTGCATTATCTACATATTTTTTATTGGCTACCGCATCATCAGTAGCAGGAACATACCCAGTTTCCAAAAGCACTTGACCATCTGTCTCTATTGTCATTCTTATTGTTGGCGCAATATCATTTGTTGAGTTTCTAGTCCCAAAAATGAGCCTACCCATATCAGACCCTGAACCTGATGTTTCTTGGTAGCCCATGACCCCTGCTGCATGGCTTGAATCTTCAGAATGACGATATCCGAAACCAATTAAACGATAAGAATTTGTATTGTATTCCGTTCCTCCAAGATGAAGATAAACACTATCAAGATCAAATGTTGTAGGTGCATTATTATGACCTGTACCTGTTGGAAATTTAGTCAAAATAACTTTACTGCGATTGTTTGGATCAGCGAAGACAAGAGGACCTGTCATTGTATCTCCAGCTTTATTAACTTTAGGATTAGCAAGTTTAACATCTGTTACTGCGCCATCCACAATATCTGCAGTTGTAACGCTGTCAGCCGGGATTATAACACTTCCGCTTATGGTTCCTGCCTCCCATATTACGGTTGCTACTTCTCCGCTCGCGACTGCATTTGTTACATACCCAACACCCTCTGAACCGTCTACCACAGCAACAAGTTTACCGTCTACGCCGACATTTACATTAGAACCAGCATTAATATCTTCTCCGGCTTCCACATTCCAAACAGGTTCGTTTTTTATAGTAACCAATACTTCTGAACCAGCTGTAATATCTCCATTTGATCTGAACACAGGAGTGTCCCCTGGCTGCGCAAGATTCAATTGAATTTCGGTTGCTGTACTTGTCTTTTTTAACAACCTATTTGCTGGAATATCTTCCATCACTTTTGCTTTAAATTGCACCATTAACTTTCCCTCCTTGATTGATTTTTTCAGGGGAAATCATCGTATGATTAAATTCTAAAAATACTTTTATATCGTTCTATCAACCAGTAACTGCTGGTGGTGTTACGTTAATAACAACGAATTTGTTATCATAAATAGGCTTACCATCATAACGAGCAGTACCTTTGAAAACTGTTTGATCTTGGATGAAACGGACATCAGTTGAAACCGCTAATTGAACTCCTCTGCGTTCTCCAAGTAAGTATTTTTTGAAGTCTCCAAGAACGATTGTGTTATCAGGAGTATATTGATTAAATACAATTCTAGTTCCATCTGGTAAACGAGGATTAGAAGTTCCGGCAATAACATATTGTCCTTGGTCATTAGCTAGGAATGTTTGTGGCGCAATTACACTGTAATAGAATGAACGTTTCATTACTGCAATAACTTCTCCGATTGGTGGACCATCTTCTCCGGAATCAATAAGGGCCATTTTGCTCATGATATCTTTTAATGTTCCATCTGATGTCACAATTTGATCTGGAGCATTTGCAGTCAATTCTGTAATAATTCCCATTGGTTGCTTCTGAGCAGCTCCCTCGCCATTAAGAATTGCATCATCAATAGCTTTAGCGATTGCCATAGCTAGTCGAGTTTCAAGGAAGTTAGCAAGGTTAATCATGCTATCTTCAAGTGTGGCATTACATACAGGGATAAATCCACCAACTTTGAAACAATCTAATTCAGTCTGAGAGAATGCAGTAGCTAATTCTTCCACAGGATCACAACATTCAACCCAGATTGCTTCAGGGATAGCACCATCCATGATGATACGAGCTGTACCATTCAATTGTTCAACCATTACTTCACGGTAAAGAGTTCCATAATCACCCAGACGGTTCTGAATCATATTTACAACTTGCTCTGGGATTAAAACATCTGTACCGGACAATGCTCTCTTATCTTTTGCAGCAGAAGCAACGGTAGTGTAAAAATTTCGTACTTCTTCAATATCTAATCGTGCTAGCATTTGTGAACGTGTTTCAAATTTGTTAACCTTCATTCTTTCTTCCCCCTCAATTGGCGTGTTAGAATTATTTGGTTTTTGTATAGAACGTGATTCATTATTTGGTTTAGGAGTTTCATTCAATTTTGATAATTCTTCTTCCAAACTACGAATTTCTTCTTCTAATGATAGTTTCTTTTCAGATACGCCATCGAATTCAGCTTCTAATTTATCAATTTCGTCTTCTACAATCTGTGTTTCTTCTTCATTGGAAGCTTCTTCTAATGCCGCTGCTAATTCAGCTGATCTTTTTTCATATTCTTCATTGTTTTTTAGCATTTCAGCCAATGAAGCTTTGCGCTGCTCAATTTTTTTATTCAGTAACAACTGTTTTAAAGCCATTTTTTAATCGCTCCCTTAATTTCTTTTTTCTTAATTCTAATTGTCTTCTCTTATGCTGTTCTAAGTCGTTCTTCCTAGCTTGAACGGATGTATCACCATATGCCGGGAATGTAACGACAGAAACCTCGAATAGTTCAACATCCTTCAATGTCCATTTGATAGTACCGTCATCATTGAATTCGGTTTCTTCTTCACGGATGTTAAAACCGAATGAACATTGGTCTACATCACCACGCTGGACACGCTCATAAAGATTAACAGCATCAGTATCTTTAGGATTCACATTGATTGTCCCCCACAGCCCTCTACTATCAGTTCTGAGACTCAATGTTCCTGCTTTAGACCTTCCCAATACTAATCTATGGTCATGGTCTATTAACGCTCTGACATCGTTGCTTAGCGTATTGTCAAACGCTCCTGAATCAATTTCCTCGAATGCTCCTCTAAATAATTCAGTAGGAGAATTAAACACTGCAAAATATCCTTCAATGACCATATCATCATTTTCAGCACGTGTTTTTAATTCGCTATTCATAATAGTAGATTTGCGAGTTTCCATCTTCATATATCACCACCTTTCAATCCATAAAAAATAGAAGCTCAATTTAGGCTTCTAAGGTTTTTTATTCTGCATCGACTTCGACATTACCAATTAATTTCTTTTGGTCACCTAATCTGTCAGCTGGCAAATAATTCTCGAGAATAAGCATTTCTTCCATATCATCATCAGGGCTTAAACCCATCCAATTTCTCCATTCATTACGTCTCAAAGACATTCTATCAACCATAATCGCTCCTACGTCCGCCAATTCTTTTAAATCATAGGCATATAAACTCCTTGAATTTAATTTAAAGTACATATCTGGAGCTAATATTAATCCTTTTGTTAATACTTGCTGAATAATTTGTGCCAAAGGGAGGATAGTAGAATTAATAAAATTGTTATATTCATCCTTGCTATAGCTTCCGACTCCAAGAAAAAAAGCAGGAACACCGAATATGCCTGCTACTGTCTTTTTATCCAGCTCTACTGCTTCGTTTAAGGCTAAGTCTTTTAAAGATAATGGTTTTACTTGTTGCACTTCTAAAAGGTCAGCAGGGATTATCCAAGGCTGTCCAGCTTCACTTGTTTCTAGGTACTTATTAAATACAGCGTTCCTTCCTTCTTCACTAGATAACTCTGCTGTATTAGCATCAACCTTAACAATTAATGAGGGCATATATTTATTAGACATAAACCCTTTTTTGGTATAACCGGCTTGCTTTAGGTTGTCCACAACATCTTTTAGGACTACTTTGTATCCTCTACCCAAATATGGTTTCTCAGGGTCAGGGTCAATTGCAAAATGCAATACTTCATTGTAGTTATATTCCTGTCCTCTAATCCAAACTTGATAAGTTTCGAAATCTAAATTCAAATCTGTAAAACTAAACATAGATGGAGGTATAGGAATCAGATTGTCAATTAATCCATTTCTTATTTTCGGAAGAACAACTGCATTTCCGTCACCTTCAAGCAACATGGTATGTACTATATTGTACATCCAGTTCTTTCTAGTCATAAGATTGTATGGATTAACGTCAATTTTTCTAGATAATGCATTATCAATCTTTACATTTCCATTAGGTGTATTCAGCATAAGGTGTATACTCATTGATGAAACAAGATCCGCTATTTTATCAACGCATATCCTCACTTCTGGATTGTCTATTAACCTAGTATAACCAACTACACATAAATCATTGAATGCAGTATCCGTTAATAAATAACCAATCTGAGGTGTTGGGGATGTGGAAGACCGATTATTATTATTCTTCCTTCTCTTTTTTTTCATTCTCTCACCACCTTTCTAAATACCGATTGATTAATTATTACCTAGCCATCCTTTTGCTGTACCGCTATTCTCCATGTTCTCAATTTTTCTAATCGCTCCGAATACAGTAGCATCAAACAAATCTATCCGCTGATTAACCATAACTTTTTCATATTGGATCATATCGTCTGTTTTCTCCATTGCATGTACATTTTGGACGCAATATTCAAATGCGTCTGAGTGCAAGTAATAAAACTGTCCATCTTTTACTTTTTTCTCAATTCTTCTGAATCCTTTTGACTTCTTATGGAAATATTGTGGTTGGTCAATCATCTTGAATCCTTCTTTTCGCATCATCAAGTAAAATTCATCAGCGAATTTCCTATCAAATCCAATTTGTTTAATCTTGAAGCCCATTTGTTTCATTTTCTTGAACCAATCAACAACATCTTTGTATTCCACTGTAGGTGTGTTTGATAATGTTAACCATCCATCATCTTTCCAACCAAATAAAGGTATGTTATCTTCCTCGGCTTTGGAAGCAGCAGCAGTGATAGGGAAGAATGCATGAGTTATCGAAATATCAACCCCGTTATATTCACCATACAAAGAAGTTGCTGTTAAATCATGCATTTTTGATAGGTCAGCTCCGCCGTACCATTCAATATTCATCTTGGACAGTTCTTCCAATGTCCACTTATACTTTCCGTCACTAGCTTTGAATTCTTCAATGTCAAAGTATGCTCTAGTTGCAGAAGTATAGATATTCAACGATTTAGCAAAGAAGTCCTTACGCTGCTGAGGGTCATTCTGTGCCTGCTTAGCATCATTCAATATGTCCTGTGGTCGGATAGACACTCCGTAATTTGGATTAGCTTTTTCATGCTGTACAGGATCTAGGAAATCAACATTACCTTTTTCATCCTGGTCAGCTTTTGCAATGAAGATAAAGTATTGGTCATCTACAATCGACTTGTCTAAAACCTTCTTGCAATACTGTAATCTGTTATAACAAAAGCTATTCATATTATCACCGGCAGTAGTAATCCCAATCATCAGCTTGTTTGTATAAGCTTTCATCGACTCTTTAATGATGTTGTACTGTTTTGGTGTACGATACGCATGCATTTCATCAGCTATGCCGATATTACAATTCAAAGAATCCTGCTTATCTGGGTTTGCTGCTAATGCTTGGATGAACAGACTTCCATCAGAAAAATTACCAGTAATGGAGTGTTCCATATTATTATCAATAATTCGGAAATTATCTTTCTCACCCATTTCATGAATGTTGTATTTGATGAAATTAAAACTTTCCATAGATTGTTTAAGTGCAGCCGATACAACATATACTTTAGAACCAGATTTTCTTTCCAGGATTCCCAAAGCCCAAGCTAGTCCTGCTGCAAAGCTTGTTTTTACATTCTTCCTCGGCAGGAAAATGAAAACTTCCTTTGTCACACGAACTTTAGTACCTTTGTAGAAGAAGCAGAGGATACCGTAAACCATAAACTTCTGAAATGGTTCCAATAAAAAAGGCTCCCCACGTAATGGAGTGCCATCTAATCTCTCACCTTGCATATTTACAAATGTCTTCTCAATAATGTTAATAACAAAATCAGCGTCATCAGTACGAAAATCAAAGTTATCCCTTGCTAAAAACTCCTTAAATCTATGTGCAGCTTGAATTATTTCTTTCCCAGCTATCTTTTTACCACTAATAACTGATTCTACATAATCCATTACTACTTCATAATTCGATAATTCATTCATTATTTACCACCCATAACCATTTGCAGCTTTGTAAGTGGCTTTTTCACCTCTTTGTCCTCCACAACCTCTTTTCGTTTAGGAATCACCACATCTTTAACAGGCTTGTAAGACTTCGGATTCAGCAGCAAGTTAGTCGCATATGCATTAATATCTTTCCGTAACTTCTCCATTAATCTGTAATTCTTCTCGTCTATCACTTGATACCCATTCTCTGCTAATTCCTTCTCGAAAACTCTATATTGATGCAGCATTCCTGCGTAAATATCAATGAGTGAGTCAAATTCTTCCCGATACGTTCCCAGGTGTTGCATGTTCTTTATGACGTCCCTTTTTATCGTTTTAACGCTCATCTCTATCACCTACCAATTATCTGACATTTTATTTCTTCCCGGAGAGGGAGAATGTTTCCCCCTCTCGTTCCCCGCTAAAGTCAAAAAAAATTAAAAAGGGTGGGGGGGTTCTTGAGTCTGAAATTTTTTATTTTAAACCAGAAAAATAATTTTTTTATCTATAATTTCGACTGCTGCAGTAAATTAATTTTAAAAATATTTTTTTTATTTTTTTAAATCAATACGAGTGTCACCAACCTGGCAACGTTTAGCTGCTAGCATTCACATCCAGCATCCTTGCTGCGCAACTCTGCTCTTGTCATCCACAACATTCCGTCTAGTGTCAGCTCATTTGTTGTACGATCATGCATACCATTGTGACATTCAGTGCATAGGCTGACTAAATTCCAGGACAGCAGCTTGTACGATTCATATCGTTCAAGAGGAAAGCAATGGTGTACGGTTGTAGCTTCTTTAGTCTTTCCATACCTTGCACATTCCTGGCACATGTAGTTGTCACGTCTTAGAATCTTTTTACGCTTGTTCTTCCACCGTGTAGTTTTATAGAAATTCATTATTAAAATCACCTAGTATATGTTTGTGCAACATTTTCTCATGCTGCTCTTCCAGTTCCTTTAATGCAGCTGTAGCATCCTTTGCTTCACGGGTTACGGCCTTTAAACCTTCGAGAGCATCAGAGCAATCGATATCAATTACTAATGAACCAACGCTTCTTGAAGGTTTTGTATCTCCAATCCTTGGACTATTACACTTTTCAGGTATACTAGTTCCGTTTGACTCACGCGTATCTGCCATGTCACAACATCTCCTTTTATCCAAAATAAAAAGCACTCAATAAATGAGTGCCCTGCCTTTAATCGTCTTTCTCCATCAAGTGTCTGCAATACGCACAATAGTGGTCATCTAGTGCTAAAAACATTTCAGACCAAGGTATTTCTTCTGCACACCTATCACAGTATTCTACATAATTACCTTTGCTCAACCCGAAATCAATAAATGTTTTTATTTGTGCTTCAGTTAAACTGTCTGCACCTTTTGAAACTATCTGCTTAGCGATCCCGACGACTGCTGGCCCTTCAATAAGATCCCCTTGAAGTAATTCAGATACATATACTTCAAAATCTGTATCATGTTCATATTTAGTAAACATTCTACCTTTCAAGACACTTTTATCCACTTAAATCCCTCCTGCATTATAAATTATACAAAAGGGTATAAATTCCTGCTATTTCCTCCTAATTGCGCCACCCACACGCTTGTTAGTATCACGTCTAGTTCCCATGAGTTCTTCTAAGTCTCTGCGACTCAACACCTCATCAGGCTTTCGTATTGGCTCATTTTCAGGCTTTACTTCATTACCTATAGTCAAGGTACCAGAGAACCTTCTAATCTCGTTAAAACACCTAATTTCTTTAGCGTTTAAATGATCAGCGAACTTCATAATTGTTCACTTATCCCTCTGTTATGCTAATAGCTTAATTGAATTTGCAATCGTTACTTTAACTCCGGGAGGAAATAACCAAGCAAAGTATGATTGCTGCCAAAAAAAACAACAAAACAGTACTTCATGATTCCCCGATACGGTACCGCAGATAAACGCGTTCAGGCTCCAGATGTTCCTCCCTAAGGCTACATCCTTCAACACCTATAACTTAATATCGAGTACACCTTGATAAGGGAAAGATGCGTCTCCCAGGAATCACTTCCTGAGATTAATGGTATAAAAATGACCAGAAAAAAAAGGCAGGAACTTTGTCCGCCTTTTTCTCTTATAAATGTTCAGTTTTTGTCCGTTTTTTGTTCGGTTTTTATATAATTCCTAGAGAAGAAGCAATCATGAATATTGCCGTTTTCTTTTTCTCATAATATGCAGTCTTCTGTAATCCGAGGTCTAAATAGATATTAAGGTCATTTTGTCTTTCAGTACTCAAATATTTCATTTCAATGATTTGTCTCTCCTGTTGATCAAGGCTATTATTAAGAGCTCTTTCCATCTGGATAACCTTGAGCTCATTTTCTAAATCATTTTGTAATAGCTTTGGGAATATGTTACCTTGAATGCCCTTTTCATTCAATTCCAATTTATTCTGCTGCTGGATTTTTAAGGCTTTATATTTCTTTAATTCCTTCACAACAATTGACCGAACTTCTTTTTCGTTGATATCCGGAAAGAAAGATAACTGAGCACTCATCCATTCTCCCCCTATGGTATAATTGTATTAACCAAATACACACACACCATTGCCGGGAGAAATCCTGGCTTTTTTTATTTGCTTTTATTGCGGAACATGTTCGTATTGCGTTTTTAATCTTTTAACGTCTTGTTTGCGAAATTTGTAACTTTTCCTAAAACATCACTACCTGACCATCCATCAAATTCACAATAAGCAATCCTATTTAATGCTTTTTCGTATCGTTCAGCCTTTTCGGATTGTTCGATAAGCCATTGAACATGTTCTCTGTCCATATAAATTGAACCATTCATGTTATAAACTTGGTCTGTGAATATCTTTTTTATATTTTCTAACTGACTCATTTTCATCTTCCTTTCTTATTGCGCAATATAGTTCTACTGCGCCTTAACCCTCTCTTCATTCAACCGTTCAATTCTCCTTTTTACTGATTTAATCGACCGACCTAATTTAATAGCAGCTTGATACCTTAATAGCTCACCATTCATCACCTGTTCAATGACTTTCATTTCTTCATCCGTCCAGGGCTGATAAATTCGTTTCGGGCCTTTTTTGTTAAATCGGTCAGCTTCATATTTGACCACCGATATATTCTCACCGCAACTCGGACAGAAATATTTCCTTGGTCTCCCATTTTGCTTTTTTCCGAAAGTCTGGAATACAAATATGCAATCCTCACACAACCAGTTCTTTATTTGTCTTCTGTCTATCATGTTATTAACACCTTATATTTTGTGTTTATTTAATCTTCGATTATATATCTCAGCCATCTTTTCATAATAAGGTTCAAGTTTCTTTTCAAGTGTTTCAATGCTTGTTTCATCAATAAACACTTTTAATTGCTCATTTTCTTTTTTCAGCTTTTCAATTTCCTGCTGCTGTTCCTATATAAAAGACTGAACCATTAAGATATCTTGCTTGGATAATCCTTGTTCGTAACATTCATCAAGAAGAGCTTTTATTTCTTTTGACTTTTTCAAATTAACTCCTCCTGTTGTTCGCTTCTGTAAGAGCATTAAAAGTTTGTCTTTTAATATCTTCAAGAACTGTAAAGGCTTCATGAGGTGACAATCCATTATCCTCCACCATTCCTAGCAAGCCGGTAATAATCAACTTATGATTTAAATTATCTACATCTAAGGTTAAGCGTTTATCCAAATTAACTCCTCCTACCTTGTGTTAATCAAAAAGCTTAATAGTATTACGGAAAATATCTGCCAAATCATTGGAATACTTAAATCGTTTTTGATTAATTTCAATGGACTTCCCTATGTCTCCATCTTCATGACGCATCGTGGCAGCTTTCCAATCGCAAATCATTTCTACAATGTCCATTAAGCTCATTTGACTAATATCAGATTCTTCTTGAAATTGACTATATCCGCATGTGTAGCAGCTATGGCAAGGATTAGGATTTTTCACATATTCTCTGAAGCAACCGTTACAAATATATTTCTTATAGTGTTCTGGATGATGACTGTTGTTTTCATAGTGATGCTTCAAAGCTACTTGCATTTCTTTCAAGTAGGTTTTATATTCGTCCGAACCATAAGTACTATTCTTTAGCTTTGGTGTGTACTCAGTGAATATTTCTATCTCTGGACTTTCTAATTTTGACTGATCATGAACCAAAGCCCTTTGAAGTAACTCATTTGCGAACATAATCATAAATTCTCTCACTTGAGAAATATGTTCTTTTGTATCCCGTATACAATCCTCTTGGGAATATGACATCTTCATTTCCTCCTATTCAACTGATCTATCATTTTGTTTCACTAAATTATCGAAATTACAGCTTTAATTAAAATGTTTAATACATCTTCAATATCATTTATATCTTCAATTCTTTCCCCGTTTACCAATACATTCCCGTTCTCTAATGCTTCAATGACAGTATCATCTACTGTAATCTGATTTTCTTCCATCTTCATCCCTCCTGTGTCGCTAAATGTTCGTACTGCGACATTAACTCCAAACCTTCTGAAACTGAAAATACTTGTTAGGCGTACCTATATAAACACCGCCGTTATTACGTTCAAAATAGAAATACGGCTGTCTTATAAACCAATGAAAGTAGCACCATTGCTTATGCGGTCTTATGCTAAATCTGTGGTTTTTCACTATCTTTCCTTTGTGCCAAAACATCACTTTTGAATGTTGTTTAAAGAAATAAATCTTTTTAGACAACTTATAAACTGTGTGTTCTTTATGATTGTAAATATCCATTTCCTCACCCTTTCAATATGTCGCTTTTTATGTCTAATGTTCACTAACCAATTTTCTTTTCATCAACTTTTAATTTATTGATCCCAATTTCTATTAAGTGTTCTTTTTCCCAGCAGAAAGGGCAAGTGGCATCATTTTGAATTTCTATATTGTTCTCAATTGCAAATAAAGCAGAGCAATCACAGCAGTTATAAACCTGGACTTCAATAGTTAACGGTTCAATGTAATTACGCACACGCGGCCATTGGTCAGGCTCTTTTTGCCTGTACAATCTAACGCTATGGCCTACAGCTGCAGCATTACTTCCAATAGTTTCAGCGATTTCTTTATAAGAATTTCCCTGCATAAACATTTCATGAATTAATTGCTTTTTTTTCCTTCTGACACCTTGATTTTGCACGTTGCTGCCCTCCTCTATTTATCTTGTAAAACCCCAGCCTTAACGAATAGGTTTCTCCAAGCCCTGGATAATCGTTCTTTGCGACGGCGGGCAAGAGATTTGCCCAACCGTCTTTTCTGTTTAGTTTTATTGGCCATTATTCAACCTGACCCTCTGGGACATTCACCGTTCCATTGCCGTCCACAGAATACTCAATTCCTTCATGGTCATCTTCAATACTCATTTGTCCTTCTGGTACACTATCACTTTGTGGACGACTCTCCATAACTTCTTTAGGAGTTTGACAAGCGAACGTTAAATCAATTAAGAAATACTGACCGTACTTGTTATATTTTTCAGTTATTTTGTGCATTTGAAGATTGTTATTTTCTTTAGCAACTGAAACAATTTCCTCTGCTTCTTCACGTGTATCTGCGTAATGTTGTTCCTTTTGATTAAGTTGTACTTTAGACATTATTAATCTCCCTTTCTTCTTCAATTTGTTCTGCAATGGCTACTGCGACAGCTGCAACTTGAATTAACTCTTTATAAAGATCATTAGCATCTGAACCTTTTCCCCAGCCTTGACCTGTTTGCATAGCCTGGGCGACTTCCCCGACTTCCTCAACAAGGATCTTTAGCCAATCACCATACGAATGTCTTTGCCTTCCCCATTTCGCATTTTGGCGAAAACGTTCTTTTTCAACTGCAAGCAATGCATTATTTTTTAAATGATCATCAAGTTTTCTCAACTTCTACCACCTCAAAATATTCTCTGCCGAAATGATTCACGATCTTTTCCATCAGTTTCGGTCCAATGCCTGGTACTTCTTGCAACCCTTCGAACTTAGAAGCAAAGATTAAGCAGGCATTATCCTGTCCCATTTCTACTCCTTTTTTAAAACCTTTGTTGTAAGCCTCTTGCCTGGCCTTTTCTAATACCGGATTAGGTTTCTTTGCCATTAGTACCACCCATTTTCAGCATTATTAAGTTATCTTTCTAGAAAACTTAGAATGTAAAACAAAGTCACAGCCACAAGAGCATTTAAACTTGTATTTATTCTTCATGGATGCTCGTTTAGATGAGTAAACAATGTATTTACATCTTGGACAGAAGGCCGAATACATTATTGTTCACACCCTAAGTTTATTTAATTGGTTTTTATAGTAATCTCGCTGGGACTGAGTACGTTTTAAAGCTTCTTCTAATGCCAGATTTTCTTTGGCCATTTCCATATAGTTTTTATAGCGCGACTTTTGCTTGATTTCTTTATTTATCTCCCTTTGGCTTTCAAGCTCTGTTACCAGCCAATTGATACTTCTCAAAGGTAACCGTCCGCGCTTAATATCAGCTTTAATTTCTGATAATTTATCCACAACTTATCCCCACTTTCAGGTTAGGTTCAGAAAGCACCTGTCCTAAGATAATGTTTCGCCTGGTAATAAAAATGGTGATAGATCCAATTGCCAGAGTATTTTTGGTCTAAATACACGATTTCGAAATTGTATTTGGCTTTAAAGGTATTCAGCCTGCCGAGCAATGCCAATGGATTGTATTTGGAACGATACTCACCCTTAAGCATTTTTTCGTATCCGTGTAGATCTTCCACAATTAGAGTGAAGGGAATGTCCTTTGAACGAATCAATTCATTTTCAAAAGCTGTTTGGGTATCCTTCTGGAGATTCCCTGTGATTTCATCCATGTGGGCTTTACGCTCTACCCGGCTTTTTAAAAATATGTCACGGGTTATTCCCAGTTCTTCATTCTTCGGAATCATGCAGCCATAATCACCGGTATCTAATTTTTGAATTTTTATCGGTATATCCTTCTGGCGCAAATAATCAAGAATATGGCCGTTTACATTCTCCCGGGTGTCTACAACAATCGTGAGAGTTTTAAGGATTTTGTTTAATTCTGTGTCTGAGTAATGATAGGAGATCATTTAGCTGCCTCCAGTAATTCTGGGTTTTCGTATATGTTGCCGATAATCTCGAACTGCTCTAAATATGTCGGCAAATCAAAGATGTACTTTTCTTGGTGGACTTTTCGTTTATTTCCCTCTTTATCAAACTCGAATTTCTTGTGCCATTTACTGCAGAAACCACCATTATGGAATATTACCTCGGTAATTTGTTCGACGATTTTATAACCTCTTAATCCGATTATTTCCCGTTGTAAAATATCCCCTTCATAGATCTCCTTGCCGTTTTTATCTTTTAAACCGGTGTATTGACCAACTGAGTCCCATTCAACAGGAACCGTTCCTTGATAATCAGCTTCAATGTAAGCCAACTTATCATCGTTACTTGAAATAAGACTTCCAAAAAACCATTTAATATCACCGTAATCTTCAAGGGGTTTACCACGAAACTTAATTTCTCTCATGCCCCTGCTCCCTTCTTGGCATATGTAACAGCATTGATGTATAGTTCTTTTGCCAATTTATTAGATTCATCATTTTCAAATTGTCGGTAATCCTCATAGATGTCTTTCCAGCCGTTATTAGCGAGTACTTCTGTCCAATCGATAAGCAATAATGCAGATTCTGTATCTTCACACATCCATTTATTTAGCTTTTCATTCTGTTCCCAGTTGCATAAATAATGCAGTGCTTTACGAATTGTGACTTGTTCTGCACCTGCACCTTTCCAGGACTTAAACCAATCGTCAATTGATTGGAAATTCTGTTCAGCAGCTTGCATAACTTCAGCTGGGATTAAATTTTGATTCTTTATCGCAACCCGATCATCAGTATCAAGATAGATATTTGCACCTGATTTCCAAATTTGACTGAGTATCATTAATACTTGCATGGAAGTAACTTCACTCCCCATCTGCCGTTTTCATACACATAATTTTTCATCCTTCGGTGTTTTTTGCCGCAATTATATTTGTTTAGTCGTATACCGAATTTTTGTTTTGAAAAGGTTTCTAGCTGATGAAATTTACAAAATTTCTTGTATCTTTCATACAAATCTTCATTTGTTTCAAAACTCTTAATATCGCGTTCGATATTTTCTTGAATGAATTTTTCTATCAAAATCTCACCTACTTTTTAGTTATCGAGATTTGAGAAAGTTGTTATAAAGTAACGAAAAACGACCTTTTAACAACTAAAAGTTACTTTAATAACTTGCCTTCATACCTAGAGCCACAAGGGCTGAGCTTAATTTGGGTTATTTTCGTTATCAGCATTTTTAGTTTCGGCTCTATATATACTTATATATTTTTTATTTTTTTAAAATTATAGAAAACCAAATAACTAAAATAACTAAATAACAATAAAAGTTAACTCAAACCCTTGATACGGCTGGATTTCTTGAAAGTTATTAAAAGTTATTTAAGCCCCAAAAACGTTATTGAACTACTTTAAAAAAGCCGTTTTCCTCGTTTTCGGTAACCCCTTTAGTAACTGGCTGGCGCTCTTTTAAGGTAATTCCTGTCAAAAACGTTTTATTTCCAGCGCCTTTCATTTTTCCGAAGCCTTTCGTTTCTAACATTCGGTAAAATGACCTGTTCCCTAAAGTGCGTTCTCCAGACTTGAAGCACCAATTGTCGTAAACCGTATATAATTCTTTGGCCTCGATTTTAATTGCTTCGTTTTTCGGCTCGTCGATGTAGCAAACTTCACCTAAGAATGGAGCCAAGATGTCCATTTCCTCTTTATAATTGCCAGTTGCATCCACCACTACTTTAGGTTCTTTCAAGCCTGACTGTTGCCACTTTAAGCAGCCCTCGATTGCCCAATTGAGTATGCCCGGCATTTCAAAAGACAATTTCTCTTCGAGTTTCTTATCACGTTCATGAGGTTTAAGGCTTAATGTAAATGGAATAATCTTTACGCGTCTCCAGATACCATCATCCACCCCACCGATGATTGGCTTATGGTTTGTCGTGAAAAATACTTTAAATTCTGGAATAAACTCGAAATATTCTTGTCGTAAGAATCGCGCTAGAATCGGCTCACCACCGGTAATTGTCTTAACTAATGATTCCTGTAATTTTTCACCTTCTTCTGACTCCACTGCCGAAACAAACCTTGCATTTACCAACCGAGCAATATCATTGTTGGCGCCAGTATCTTTTTTCTTAATGAACGTATCTGATTTTGTTTGTGAACCGTAATCGCCCATTAATTTTTTGATAGTATTTACAAAAGTGGACTTTCCGTTGGATCCACCGCCGACTAAGAAATACATCGATTGCTCTGAAATATCTCCTGTGAGGGAGTAACCAACAAGTCGCTGCATGTAATCGATTAAATCTTTATCACCCTTGAAAATCTGCTCCAAAAAAATTGACCACGTTGGATATTCTGCTTTCTCATCAAATTCAACATTGGTGATTTTTGTTATTCCGAGTTCCCGATCATGCGGCTGCAGTTTACCTGTTTTTAAATCAACAATTCCGTTTTCAACATTGAGTAAATATTTATGCCGGTCAAAGTCTTCACGTTCTCCTGGAACCAATGGCATAAGGTCCTTAATGCTGTTCATCCGGATATTTCTTCTTTCGCACATTCGCGCCCATTTCGTTTCAGCTTCATCCTCTGATTTATATAAACCACGTAATACTTTAGCTGTAATCCGTTCAATTTCTTTTTTTGTATCAACTTTCCACCGTTTGCCGTCCCATATCAGCCAGCCCATATCCGATACATATTTGATTACATGGCCATATTCATGAGCGATTCTTTCAGCATTTCCAAGCTCAGTTAATCGGAATTTCTTCTTCGTCTTTCCATCCACAACTGCAGCTGCATCTCCAACATGGAAGTCAAAAGAGAATCCTTCAAATTGCTCTTTATTATCTAATATCGTTGTAGAAGTGGAAGAAATGGCAGTTGCTATTGTTCTTTCTCCGTATGTTTCATTGGTATCTCTGAAGTGGATTACGTCCCATTTATCACGCATAAGCCCAGATTCCCGAAACATGGTATCCATTCGAGTGGAGGATTTACCTGTCCAGAATGCCAAGTGGTTACACAAGGCCAGGTCACTTGCCGAGTGATCATTTTTAATTAAGCTGCCGTTAAACAATGAGCGAATTTCATCACCGTTCTTACTGCGAAACATTCTTTCCCAAAGAGCATCATTTGAAATTTTAATTTCGTCTTTTTCAAAGTCTACTAAGTTCACGCGGCCTTGAATATCGCTGTCATCAAAATATTGTTCAAACACTTCTGCCAGTTCGTCGGTCCGATCATAGACATCATTAGAATTTTCTCGATTGCCGGTAAAGCTGAAGTAACGGCCATAAGAATAAATCTCTAATCCATGTTTTGTATTTTTTCGGCCAGTCCCTAAAACAGATTGTGGAAGGCCACCTTTGATAATGATGTGAAGGCCGGTTCCAGAAGGAGAAAACTCTGTATAGCTGTCTAATGTATCAATAATCTCGTTTGCAAATGAATTAACCTTTCCATCCACAACACACTTATCAATATCAATTCCGATGTAGTTATCCTGTCTGCTAAATACGAAACCTATGCCGTCATAGTCACCTTCTAAATAGAATTTGACTGCAGTTGCAAATGTTGACCAGGTACGCCTATTGTTTGCCTGGGCCATTTCACCATTTACCTGATATGGAACCTTTGTCGGTTTTCCACCTCGTTCCTCTTTTCGCCATAAAATCCATTGAGGAAGGGCTTTTAATTCGGCAGGGATTTCGTTGAAGTTGTATGGATTTTCTTTCATTTCTCCCTCCAATGAAGCTTATTTACCTAATTTGGGTATAAAAAAGAGAAGCTGGGCAAAACCAACTTCTCTATTTAGTTATTTTAGAACGGAATTTCATCATCTGAGATTGTTATTGATGGTCCTACCTGTTCAGGTGGGTTAACTTTAGATTCATCAAAGAATCTTGCTTTTGGGTATTTTTTTGTTGAGTCATTTTTATCTACTTGATGCTTAACTGTAATTACTAAGTTTTTATTAAAAAGCTGTTTTGCCATATCGTCAGCATCCTTAAATTCCACTCCATTAGGAAACCCACAGGCCTTTATCAGACTATTGATGCGCTTAATATTGTTTTCTTTATACTCAGGATTATCATTGTGGAAGTAGAGTGTATTGTACAAAATTTTTGCGCCTTGATGATCTTGTGGAACATCTGAACGAATTTCAAAATCTAAATTCAATGTTGGATGACCTTGGAAATCTTGTGCATTAGCATTAATAACGATTGCTTCATACTTTCCTTCAGCTACTAATTCAAATCCTGTGCTTACATTTTCTTGATCAAATTTAAAGAAACTCATTATTTATTTCCCCCTGTTTTCTACTTTGCGGATGACACTAATAATTCTTCTTGAATGCAGCCTTTACGTTGATCCAAATGGTTCTTGGCAAAAATGCTTTGGTTACCTTCTAGTAGAAAGCCTCTTGTACCATCTGCTTTTCTTACCAATCGAGCTACAACATGCACAATTCCCATGACATGATTGACGATTTTATCTCGAATATCCGGAATGAATTGGTTATATTGCTGGCCATCGTCATGGATGATACTGCGTGTAGTTTCCCAAGCAGTATAGAGAACGTTGGCATCCAGTCCATTGAAAGTTTCAACAACCTTAAGTAAGTGATTGTCGTACAAGGCATAATCTTTTAATTCCGGCATTCCACTCTTTGTTTTTTCGCCTCTGTGCATCAGCCAAAGTTTCTGGTAGTGGGTGAGGTTATCTACGAAGATATTGTCATAGTTTCCGAGATTCGCTTTCGCATAAGCATAGAAATCTAAAATACTTTGGTGGGGATCAGCCACGTTAATCTTGGCGACATCGACATTTGCATATCCTTCTAACACCTGGCTGGTTCCATCAATATCAAGTACCAATGTTTTACCTGGTAATAAACCGGCCACTGTGGTTTTTCCATCACCAGGCTTTGAATAGATGATGATTTTTGCTTTCTTACTTTTTTTAATCTCAGACCCATTTGTGATTTCCACTTTTACACCTCCTTGCTATTCTGATAATCACAGTAAGCTTGGCATTCTTCCTTAGTTTTGAAGAAAGTACTATATGCTCCTAAGTCGTCAAACTTCATTTTTGGAGAATAAATGTCATCCACAAAAATGGAGCTATCTGATGTAAATCCATCTTCATCATCACGATATTGTCTATACCATGCTGTCAAACCGTTTTTTTCTCTGTTTAATCTGAATTCATAAAGCATAAATTCATGAGGATAATAAACTCTTTTACCTTCACTACATAAGCAATCTTCTTTTGCCTTTTTACCAAGTGGAGTAATGTATTCAATTCTTCTGTATTCATCGCACTTATTGCATTTTGGCGGTCGTTTCATTTTTGAGTAAGCTTTATAAAGGATGACTTTATGATCTTTCATTAGATCGACCAGACGCTCTCTACGTACATTCCTTTTAAGTGTTTGATATTCACTTTCTAATTGCTGTTTCTTATTCTCGTAATCACGTACAATCGAATCGAAGCTTAACTTAACACCTTGAAGTTTTTCATTTTCATCTCTAAGTCGTTTCATTTCTGAAAGAAAATCCTCTTTAACAGATTTCATTAGACTTTCTTTAAACTGATCAACCTGGATATCAAACTCGCTAGGTTCTTGATAAAAATCCTCATAGTAGCCCAAACTTTACACCTCCAAGCTAAAGGAAATGGACTCTGGCTTAACTGTCATCCCTGGCACCAGCTGTCCGTTTTCATCCACAACTGTCTTTTCACCCGCAATTTCAACAATCTTTACTGCCTTTTTAAGATCAGACCATTTTAGGCTTGTTTTAATATAATCATCCATGCCATTTTCAATAACATGCTGCAGGATAGCTTCTTCATTTTCCTTCTCTGGAGCTTCCTTAGATTTTCTAGATTTGGACTTTCCGTAAGGAGTGCTGATGGTTTTAGCCTTAGGATCCTCTTCCAACTGTTTGGCATGATATGCAGCAACCATAGTTTCAAAGAATGATAGGCTGTTAGAAATTGTGGATAGCTCACTGCGCTCCCATTCAGAGATACGTTCACGTTCTGCATCAGCCAGCTGCTTAATTTCCTTTTCCTGAGCTTTTAAAGCTGAAACTTTACGGAAAGCCCAGTTCAAGCTGTTCTTATCCGTGATTTCAAACTTTGTTTCCTCTGGAGATAGGGACGTTACCTCTTCAACTTCCATAAGTTCAATTTTTTGTAGCTGGTTCATTATTTTTTTCCTCCTTCATAACTTGGTCTAAGTATTCATAGGTATCTAATAATTCATCAAAAAAGTTACTTCCGCTTAATATTTTTTGGTACTGTTCAAGAAAACTATAGAACGGCTCCAACTTTGAGTTCTGTGGACTGAACACCGTCCGATCTTTCGATTCAAAATAAGGCATTTTCTATCCTCCAGTTGATTTTTTAAAAAACATCACATAAACTGAAGATGCTTAGTTATACATTTTCTGAGACCTACTGTTGCAGCAGTTGGTCTTTTTTAATGCAAGATTTTCTTTGTAAAATTGGAGCACCAATCTATCTTCACACCCTGTTCCTGAAGCTTTTTGATTAGAGCATTAAGTTTTTCTTTTTTACTCACGTCTCATCACCTCCTATAATAGGATTTTCAATCATATCTTCCACAGTGACGATTTCACGTAAGCTAGTAGAATGTTTCACATTAGATAGTTTTAAATGCTCATCACCGTCAGCAACATATTTTAATAATTCTTTACTGACTCCCAACGAGTGCACCTCTCTTAATCCTTTTAATTAAATTTTCATGCTTTCAAAAATTTCATCCAACTTCCGACACACGTCATGTTGCCAATCATGATCGTTTGACAAGTGAGCAACAAACGATTCATTTTGTAATCTTGCTATCTGTAAGCATCGAAACATATTAGCATCCAGACACTGTTGGAGTTCCATTTCCTCTTGAGAATTTAATTCTCTTGTCCTTTGCTTCTGTCGTAACTCTGCGAGGCGTTTATGAACGGACCAGATGATAACCATCCCCTTCCTTATCTAAGTTTCACTTTTCCTTTTGATGCAGCATACAGAACCATTAAACGATGTTCTAATGACATGGAAAGCCATTGTTTTGATGTTGTTTTCATTCCGTTTCCTCCTTTCTCTTGAGTCCAACAAATTTTCAAAAATTTTATGCTGTTTTGATTTCCTCCAATTTCTTCTTTCTTTCAGCTTCAATAATTCGAGGGATTGAAGTCCTCATGAAGAACTTTGCCATTTCTTTCATTGTGTTTTCGCTGATCTGTGGAGGTTTGATTTCAATTTTCATTTTTACCACCTCAATCAAAACGCATTTGACTATTACAACTATCTATTTCCATCTGCATGCTTGTAGCAGGCCTCCACAACTTAATGAATCGAATCGCTTCTTCATGTTTTGATTTTGGAATATCTCCATAACGAGGAACTTTAAAATACTTCTTGAATTCATTCCAGAACGTTGAAAATACTTTGCGACTAATTTGTTGGTAAGCAAGAGAATCACTTCCACCTAACGCTTGTATGATAGAGCTCTTTGCTTCTTGCTGGATTTCTTGTTGTTGAAGTGAATCCACCCTCATGTTGCCTTTTAGGTAGTCCACATCAGATTTAATGTTTTTAATTTCACGTTCATGTTCAAGTGCCGCTTGAAGAGCTAACTCTAATGATTGTGGAGGTGAAGGTAATTGGTCTTTAATGTTGTAATATTCATCGACCAACATTTCATAGGCATCCCAAGCTTCATCAGTATTCAATGATTTTGCATGGAGCCAGGCTCCTTTTTCTGTCCATAGATATAGTTTGCTTACTCTTTCGACTGATACGGAATTTGCGTATTGCTTACCGAAATCTTTTAAATCCTGACCTTCTAATAAGAAAAAATGTTTTCCCTCTTTATAGCGATGCTTATTAGAATTGAAGTTTTCAGAAATTCGTCTATTATCCGTTCCATACGAAACCGCTAATTGTGCTGTTGTTAAAATTCTTGTTCCGTTATGTTCCATGATTTTTGGTGTGTTCATAAAGTTCTCCTCTCTAGATATTTAAAATTTTTCTAATGTGTTTAACGTGTTCCTGAGCTTTCGGTCCATCTTTACGACCATTGATAATGTCAGATAAGTAAGCATTTGAAATCCCAAGAATTTCAGCTAACTCTTTTTGTCTCATCTTTTTCTTGTAAAGTTCAGAGCGAACTCGGATACTTAAATCTTCTGGCATAATTAATCCTCATTTCTAAATATTTGATTTCTTAATCTTAAAATTTTTAAGCTAATTGTTTTTATACAATTCCTCTCATTTTGTATAATCTCCATGGGAGGAGGTGATTAATATGAAACTAATTTCATTGTCTGAAAAGCTATTGAAATACATGGTTACCGAATATAAGAAAACTGGCAAAGAGGTATTCACATTCGAAAAAATACAAAATGAGTTGCCAGAAATCGAAGAGCATTTTCTTAACAAATCTTTATTTAAACTTAAATCCGATGGTCTTATCAAAATTTTCGAAGCCGATAACATCGCCTATACTTCCACTTTGCTACCGCAAGCGATAATTCATGTGGAAGAAAATACTTTGTTAAAAAAGGGATATACAGCTATTAAAGAAATCAAGTCCTTGCTGGTTTAATCAACTACAATCCAATCGTTAGCCACAATGTCTGACGCACTGGGCTGCCACCCTCTGCGTTGGGCATTTGGTTTTGTTTTGCTTACTTTCGGTCCATCAATAACTACCAATATACATCTGTCACTTGAATCAGTTGGTTTAATTTTTATACATTCCCATCCACCATCTGTATCTCTCTGAATATGCTTACCTTGCTCTTTTGCTTTCTTCGCAGCTTCTTGAATATTCATCTCTTTCACCTCCTCCCCATTAACGAATTAGCTAAATAGTTAGCTAAAAGTATTGACAAAAATTAAAACTAGTTTTAATATATACCCATAGCTAAATAAGACTTTAAAAGCCTGTAAATAATACACTTATCCGTTCCCCAACGTCTAAAATTGTATTTGTATAGGTCTTCTTTTTTGTAATATTTTGGCTAACTAAATAGCTTACCTAAAGTTTATTAAAACTACTTTTAAAAGTCAACAAAAAATTTAAATTAGTTTTAAAAACAGGTGGGCGAACGAAAGGAAACGTTGATATGACTGCTTTTGATCGCTTAAAAAAACTTTGTGACAGTCAAGGAATATCTGTAAATAAATTGGAGGAAAAAATCGGATTAAGCAAAAATACCCTTTATTCTTGGAAGAAAAACACACCAAAAGGAAGCAACCTTATCAAAGTAAGTGATTACTTCGATGTATCAACAGATTATCTTCTTGGTCGTACTGATAAAAAGAGGATTGATGAAATAAAGAATGATCCTTATAAAGTAATCGCTGCCCATATAGATGATGATGTAACTGACAAAGAATTAGAAGATATTAAGAATTTTATCGAATTTGTAAAAAGTAAACGTAAATAG